AAAGATCTCGTTCTCGCGGAGGCGGTCGATGCGCTCCGCTGCAAATTCTCGGTTATACATGATGTTTCCTCCTATTTATATAATCCGCAAAACGAAATGTTCATTTTCCCAAAACGAAACGTATATTTTCCCAAAACGAAACGTACCTCCGGAAGGCACTATCGAATATCATTATAACGCCGCTCGAATATAGTTCGGACGGCGTTTGATTTTTATATACAAATCAGCATACTCTGTTTACTTGTCCGCCGTTATGCACTCTCGTTTTCAATTTATTTCAGTCGCTGTCTAATATTCTTAAAAAATATTCCATCGAACATGCGGCTTTAATGACATTTTTCAGTATCTTTGCAACGCAATACAAAAATACAAATATGGCAAAATCTTTAACCAATACACGGTTATATAATCATCTTACCGAGCTTCTCTCCGTGATGATTTCCGCCACGGAGAACTTTCCGAAGTCTGTCAGGTACGTGGCCGGCGCCGAGATGCAGCGGTGCGCCATCCGTATGCTGACGGACTTTGCTGACGCATACACCTCTCACGACGCTTCCTGTACGGCCAAGATGAATGACCTTATCGCGAATCTTGAGACCTTGAAGGTACTGGCCACTATCTCCATTCAGCAACGATGGGTAGCCGGCACGAAGAAGGGCGAGCGTCTTGTCAGGCTGCTGGACAGTGTGACCATACAGAGCACGGCATTAAGGAGTGCCTTCGCCCGACGGTTTGCGAAGGATCCGGAACAAAACGGGTAAGACTATGGTTTTCCTGAAGAGTCATTTCCTTTTCATTTTATGGGAGTCCGGCCTTCATTCAAGGCGAAGAGCAAGATATGGACTCATTTGTCGAGTACAGTGCCAACAACGCTTGGATTCAGCATTTCGACACGACGAACGGCAACCTGAGCAACAACAACAAGTACGACAACACGTATCATGTACGTCCGGTGTCGGCACAACATGGAAGGGATGTCAATGTTTTAAAATGAGACGTTTATGGTTGAGGTGATGGATATGTGGGAGGCTTATATTGACTGCCTCCACCGCAAACGCGGTACGGAGAGTGCGATGCGCTTCTCTCTCGACTGGATGCATGGCGTGGTGTCGCTTACCGACTGTGTGAACGACCGCACTTACACCCCGTCCACTTCAATCTGCTTTGTGGTTACCCGTCCGCGCCTGAGAGAGGTGTTCGCTGCGGACTTCCGCGACCGTGTGATACACCACTACATCGCGCTGCGTCTGGAACCTTTGTTTGAGCGGGCCTTCTCAGACCGTACCTTCAACTGTCGCAAAGGTAAGGGTCAGTTGTACGGAATAAGGCAACTGACACGTGATCTCAGGGAATGTTCCGCAGACTACACCCGCGACTGCTGGATTATGAAGCTCGACTTGAAAGGTTTCTTCATGAGCATAGACAAGCAACTGATGGCCCACTTTATCGACGAGTTCATCGTCAGCAAATACACGAATGAAGCTGACAAGGAGGACTTGCGGTATATGTGCCGCACCGTGGTGCTCCATGAACCGCAATTGGACTGCGAGAAGCGCAGCGCGCAACAGCTCTTCGACAAACTTCCTGACCACAAGACGCTGTTCCGCAACCAGCGCGGAAAGGGTATCGCTATCGGAAACCTTTTCTCGCAAATCTTTGCCAACTACTACCTCAACGGAATAGACTGGCTCATCGACGGAATCACACCCTATCACGGACGATATGTGGACGACATCTACATGATTCACGAGGACAAACGGGTGTTGCTTGCCGCCGTACCACGTATCCGCGAAAAACTTGCCCAACTGGGCCTTGAACTCAACGAGAAGAAGTTCTACCTTCAGCATTACACCAAGGGAGTGAAGTTTACCGGCAGCGTCGTCAAGCCAGGGCGCACCTATACCTGCAAGCGCACCACAGGAGCGTTTGCTGAAGCCGTGCACGAGTTGAACAAGGCGCAGACCATTCAGCAGATAAATCGTGCCGTACAGTCCGTCAACTCGTATCTCGGACTGTTGAGGCAACATAATAATTACTCCGTACGTCGCAGGTGTCTTGAGGACATCGACCAGCGGTTATTTCAATACATTTACATAAAAGGAAGATATGAATCTCTTGCTATTAAAAAAGCGGTTCAGGCAACGCTGAACTGATAGACTTCCTGAACGTAGTGCTCGGGAAGTTCAGTGTGATCGAAATCAAGGAAGTGAATGCGAACAATGTCTACATCTCACTCTCCCAGTATGACCCATCTTATAATAAGGAAGGAGGCGATTACGCTGAATGAAGCCAAATCGCCCCGCCTTGAAGTGGCGGGGCGACTGCTTCGCCCTTGAAAGGAGCGAAGCAAGAAGAAGAAAGATTTTAAGCAAATCTTTATACAGCATTATATGCCGACACCGGACGCACATGATACGTGGTGTCGTACTTGCCGTTGTTGCTCACGTTGCCGTACGTCGTGTCGAAATGCTGAATCCAAGCGCCGTTGGCACTGTACTCGGTGCTGGCCCAGTGGGTAGAATAAGGTATCTGGACAGCATCCGTAATGAGGGACAGCGCATAGTTGATGCCGCTGATATGGTTGTATATCATGTTTGCCTCGCCCGAAGAAGGGAGCCACCACTGCCCGACGCCGATGCCGTGACCCGATGAATTCAGGCGCGAGTAGTTGGCGCAGAATCCGGGCGCATAGTCCGTGCCGGAACATTCGCTATGCTTGATCTGTGCGGCGGTGTTTGCCTTGCCGCTCCAGTCCGCCACGGCCGCCGTTCGGTCGGTAGTCAACGTACCGCCGCCAGTGACTGCGGCGCTGGACCATTTGAGCGTAGCTTCGGTGGGCGCGACCACAAGCAGTTTGTCTCCCTCGGTGACGACCACTCCACAGGCCACTTTGCCGCTGGTCTGTAACGCAGGCCAGTATTTCAGATGCACCATTCGCAAGTATGCGGATTCTTCGCAATACGCGATAAGAATGTTGTCGTAAATCATGTCCGGCGTGATGCCGTTCCACATGTACGTTCTCAGGTTCGTGCCCGTGATGCTGTTGACCGCACCGTTGCCGTCGGTGAGTACGATACGCGGGGTAGTGTCTCCGATGGTCGTGAGGACCGTCTTCTTTCCTAAATTAGTAGTTGTTTCTGCCATAATTTCTTGTTTTTAAATTCTGAATATGTCTATTATGAAGTTTCCGTCATTGGTAGATGCGTCATCCGCCATCCATACCGTTATGGCGGTGATATATCCACTCGTTGTCGTGATGGACTTAATCGCAGCCTTGTTGTGGTTTGTTCCGCCACTGATGGCGTCCAATGCAGTCACGTGGATAAGCGTATTGGCGAGCGTGAACTTATAGGCGGACGACACACTGATCACTGCGACCCCTTCCGACGAATACTTTATCGCGAAGGAGCCGTATAACGCATTGGACGTGCTCCAGGAGTAACTGTTCGAACTGTATTTGGCTATGCCGTGGAAGCACAGGATAGGTATCCTCCCTGCCCCCGTCATGTCACTTCTCTGAGCGTAGACGCCGTCGGACTTGACGATAAGGCTGTTCCCGTTGGAAACCGCTTTCACGTCCATGTATCCGCTGCCGTTCAGCAGGGCGAGAAAATAGTTCTCATTGTTCTTCGAGAGGCAAAGGCCGTTCTTGAAGTGTCTGCTCTGCCAGGAATCGCTCGTGAATGTGGCGGATGTGACGTTCCAGGAGCCCGAGGCGGAGAATCCGTCCGAACTTCCCTTCTCACAGATGTACACCCCGACAATCTTGTAGTATCCCGCATCCACGATTCGTTTTGTGGCTATAGAACGACTCTCGCTGTACGTATCCGCACCGGCACCGCTGACCGTCCCCATATAGTAACTCTTCTCCACCGTCGCGTAGGTGGAGTCCGTGTACTTGCGCAGGATGATTGAAACCTGCACGCTTGGCACGGCGGACGGCTTGGTGCTGTCCGTCGTAATTTGGGTGAACCCGAGCGAGGCGGTGATTGTCCCGTTGACAGTCACTGTCCCCGACTCGGTAAGTTGCGTTCCGGCGGACGTGACCTCCACCGTGGCGGACTGTGAAGCGGAACTTGTGTAAGACTTTGACTTGCCCGTGGAACTCAGTGAGAACGTGCTGCTCGAGGTAGACGGAACAAGCTCGCTTTCCGTGCGTTCGTTGCCCTCGAACTTCGTACACTCCGAGCCCGTGGAATCGTACACGTTGAGCTCTTTGGTATCGGGATCGAGTTCGATGCGCTGTCCGCCCGCCGTTCCCGCAAGGATATTACCGCTCACGGTCACATTCTCGAAGGTTCCTTTCTTACAAGTCACGTCCCCGCCCATGGCCGAGAACACCACTTCCCCGTTATCATCCGTCATGGATATGCTGTCGGCAATCACGGCCTTGCTCACGATGTAGGAGAAGTTCTTCGCCTGCTCGTAGCTGCTGTTGCTGGCCGAAGGCGTGCCGAGAGCGCTGACCGTCCCGTCCTTCGTGGGCATGAAGTAGCCGCCACCGTTGTAGATGACGTCGAAGCATCCCGAACTCCCGTTCGCCGAGTAAAGCGTAAGTCCGGTGCCCATTCCGCTGATATCGTCCCAGTTGTAGATACGATGCAGATACGCGCCTCTTGCCCCGTCGCTGGCCCGCTGCGATATGACGGAGGGAGTGGTCTGCGTCCACGTCGTTCCGGAGCTCCAATGGTACCGGGTATAGGTCCACAGGTACGGCTTGGCGGCAGTGGGCGTGACGGGGCTGGTGCTCCATATCGAGGACGAGGGAGCGGTGGCCGCGTTGGAGGGGTATGTAGGGGCGGTCGCACTGCTGGCGCTGATGGCCCAGTACTGCAACTGTTCCGTGATACCACGCCCGTCCTCGCCCTTGCGGAGGTATCCCACCCTGCACGTTGTAGAATACGGGCCCATATCAGAAGTCCTTTGAAGTGATGGTCACCAGCACGTCGCCGCCCGCATCCCGGCATTGCTGCTCGGTGACGGTGAATGTGCTTGCGCTCTCGGCCTTGCCGACATATCCTCCCTGAACGTCGACGGCATAGAAGTCAAACAGGGGTCTGGGCGTGTACTCGGCACCCGTGCTTCTGCTGATGATCTTCGGCTCATAGACCACCGAGTCGCCACTTCCCTCTTCAATGGTTTCGCTGGACGGGGTCGCGCCGGGACTGACAACGTACGGGTCGGTGCTGTCCATTACGCCCTGCGTGTCGGAACCGACAGGCTCTGTGGCACCCGTTTCGTACACCTCCACCTTGAAGTTGGCATAGGTGTCGATTTCGGACTCCTTCACCGTAAGGGTTTGCGTGGTCGTGGTCTGCAAGGTCCACGTGGTCCCGTTGAACTTGTACCACTTGTAGGACAGGTTGGCGAGCTGCGAAGAGTCTGCGGCCACGCCGTTGTAATAGGTGACGGCCTTGAGGATGCAGCTGCCTCCCTTCTGCGAGATTACGAAGTTGCTCGTGTCGCCGGCGGCGATGGTCACTTTGTGGGTGTTGCCCGAACGCTGTCCGATGGGGATGGTGTAGGTGGCCTGAAGGGTGTCGGACACCGTACCGCTCAGTATGACCGCCACGGCCTTGATGGTAGCTGCCGCATAGCCCGCCGCCGTAGCGATGCTTTTCACGATCTGCAACTGCTGGCGGTACACGTTGGTAGAGACTTGCTTCTGTGTCTTGTAGAACAGACCCGCGTACACTCCCGTGGAATATCCGTCAGAGCCGAACTCGATTTCCGTGTCGTTCATGAACCATCTGATTTGCGAGGACGTGATGGAATACTCGCCTGTCGCCACGCGGGACGATATGCAGGTGAATTCCAGTACGGGCTTGTCCTGCGAGAAGTCCGGTGTCACCACGATGCTTCCCGCGTTCTCCACATATTCCTGAAAGAGGTCGCCGGACTGGCAGTTGATGGCTGTCATGAAGGTGCCCGAACGTCTCAGGAACTGTACGGACGTTGATTTCGATGATGAACTCATACGCTTTCCTCCTCTTTATCCGTTTCTTCCACCTTCTCGGCCTCCCCGCTGTCTCCGGCCGGAGAGGAGGCGGCGTCCGCACTCTTCGTGGCGTCGTCGAGCACGAAGCGCGGGTCGAGCGCTACGGGCAGGGTACGTGTCTCCGTGCCGTCCTCCTCGGCCTTCGCTTCGGCCAGGGTAAGCAGCACCGCACCGATTCGCTCACACACATCGGAGAGGAACTTGACGAAGTCCGAGCCGATGACGAGGCCCAGCTTGCTGCCGATGTTCACCAGGTCGCTCTGCCAGAGGATGTAGTTTCCGTCCTTGCACTGGTAACGGTCGTTCACGCGGAAGTTCTGGAACGCCCATACCTTCTTGTTTGCTTTACAATGATAGTTGATGATCATAGTTCTTATCTTTTAAAATGTCAGTTAATCACGATAATGGCCCCGGCCTCGTCGGTGACCAAGGCACCGGAATCGTCCGTAAGGGCTGTCAGAGGGCCTCTGTCCACGAGGTCCGCGCCAAGGATGCCTCCATAGGTCGCACTGATGAAGGAGGTGGGAATCGTCAGCGGGGCACCGTAGCCGAGCACCGTGGTCGGGGTGACCGTACCTGCGGATGTCTGTGCGTTGCCGTACCACACGGGCAGGTACACGTCCTGATAGTTGGCGAGCACGTTCTTGGTGTCGCTGACAATCAGGTCCACCTGCATCTGTGTGTTGCCCGCTTTCACGCTTTTGGCCGCCACGATTTCCGTTTGCAGCTTCGGTATCCATCGGGTGAAGGTGGCAGTCTTGCAGGGGGAGTTGTCGTCGAGTGTCACCGCCGACGGCTTCCCATCCTCGCTGTAATTGGCGCGGCATCGCAAGAGGAACTTGCTGCCCATGAGGGACTGGTCCACCGTGCAGTACGTGCCGTCGGACGATACGGTGACGAAGTAGTGCATGAGGCTGTCGCCCACGTTCTCCCAGGTCTTGCCGTCATGGGAGATGTCCCAGACGAACTGCCGGTAGGACGCCGGACAGATGCCGCCGTTCACGTAGAGCTGCGCCGTCACTTTCTTCGTGGCGGTATCGCGCAGGGGGTTGTACAGCGTGGAGTGGTCCGTGTCGAGCGTCAGCACCGGGATGCTCTTCGAACTGGAGTTGCAGGAGAGCAGGTAGGACGCCTTCAGCTGGAACACCTGCCCTGTACGTTTGTCGGTGTACTGGGCGGCGAACCGCAAGGTCGCCGTGGTGTCCGGCGTCAGGTTCTTCTTGACGCGGATGCATCCGTTGTCGTTATCCGCCGACAGTATCTCGTACCCGTCGTTGGAGGCGGTGATGACCGTCTCCGTGGTTCCGATGACTTCCGTCCACGTGATGTTGGCAAGTGCGGAGTTGACCACACCGCTGGCCAGCACGCCGTCCTTGTCGAGGACAGTGACGTTGGGACGCAGCGTCAGCGGCACCACCGTATAGTCAGGCACGTACTGGCTGGAGTACGAGTTGTACACCTGCTCGTCGCTGACCGTGTTGTCCACCACGATGTTGCAGTGCACCGTCAGCGGAGTGAAGTCCAATGTAAATCCTTTTATTTCCATATATTGTCATTTAAAAATATGCTCTTGTCACACTGTCTTCCGCAGCCGTCTCACCCATGCCGTCGCGCAGGGTGACGGTGGCGGTAAACCTTATTGTTTTCGGGAATCCCGAAGAGGTGTCCGCATCGAGGTCGCCGTATGCGATGACGATGGCTTTCCCGCTGCCGGCGTGGTTCAACGCCCAAAGGTTGTCGCTGGCCGTGCGGGGATTTCCGTCCGCGTCCTCGGTGTACCGTGTCCACTGCACGTCGCTGTCCAGGATGTCGTCCGTCACGTCCATGTTATACAGGGTGGCGACGATGGTCAGCGGCATGCGGAAGTTGTCGATGTCGTACAACTGTTCCGATTCGGCGAAGTCCACCGAGAAGTTCGGATTTCCCTCGATCATCGCCCAGTCGGTGTTGTTCCATGCCGGAGCGGTGGTCGTCAGGTCCTTCTGGCAGCGCCACTTACAGCCGACAAACCATACGTCCGATATCTCGTACTGGTTGCTCTCGTTGTACGAGCGGCAGCGGTACTTCGCCCCCTGTACGAACGCGCCGCGGTCCACATACGTGGGCACCGGCTGTCCCTTGTAGTCCACCTGGATGAAGTCCTGGCAGATGACGCCCATGGCGTAGAGGTAGTCGCGGTTGGCGTCCACGCGGACATCGTCCTTCAGCCAGTCTGGCACATCACCCACCTTCAGGCCCTCGTTGGTGGAATCGGTGATGGGCTTGGTCACGTTCACCAGTTTCTTGATGCAGCCTTCGGTCGAGGAGAGGTAGAGGCACTTCTGCCGGGTGGTGTCTGTCTGGTTGCCCCAGCGTGCGATTTTCATCAGCCCGCAAGGCGGATAGTTCTTCCCGGCCGGCACCTCATCGTCGGGGTACAGCGTCACCTCGATGTAGTTGCTGGCGGTGTTGACAGAGTTCACACGCATCCATGAGGTGTAATACTCCCCGCTGCCGCCGGCCAGTGTATTGATGATGCCCTTGATGACGTTGTTCTCCACTTGCGCGGTGAAGTAGCCCTCCCACTTGGAGCGCAGATGGAGGCCGTAGCAGTTGTCGCCAAGGTTGTCCACGCTCTCGATGGTGTCCGCTTCGGTCAGCAGCTGGTCGCCCTCGATGGCCGAGAGCCGGTTGACAACCAACTCCAGCACCTCCATGGCGGAACGGACACGGAGGCTCTCCACCTCCATATTGCCCTGCCCGTCCACCCCGGCACCGCTGCCTGCGTATAGCGACTTCACGAAATCGCCGAAGGTGGCCCCCTTGCGGGCAGCGACCGAGCCTTCCGACACCAGTCCCTGAAGGAAGGTGATCAGACCGGCGGCGTTGTCGTCCTTGGTCTTGCTGAGGAAATACTGTGCCAAGGTTTCGATGAACGCCATCTCGTCCCTGAGCTTCCCGGCCTCGTCCGCATAGTCCGCTTCGTCCGCATGCCCCGCCTCGTCCGCGTAGCCGGCCTTCACCTTTTCCGTCGAGGCCTCTTCGCTGTCGTCCCGGGTCTGGCGCAGATAGAGGTAGCCTTCATCGTCGTTCGAAAGGGAATCCAACAGCGTTTTATTGGCGTGCGAATGTCCTTCGGATGTCGTCTGAGTGCCGCCGGAAACCGTCACGGAACTTCCGCCGGACGCCGTGCCCGATGTACCCAGTGCGCGCAACCGCTTGCTGCGTGGCTGGGCGGTGCGCGTGGTCGTTATCACATTATACGCTTTCTTCGACATGGCTATTCGTATTCTATTCCTTCATAATTGTCGGCGGAAAATTCCGCCATCGTTATCTCACTGGTCTCCTGTTGCAGGTCCTGGACCTCGCTCAGGAGCACAAACTTTCCTTCGGTGGACGCATCGGTCAGCACGTTCATCGTGTCCAGCAGGCGGACGGTGCCCGACAGGGTGGCCTTGCGTCCGGCATACTGGCTGTAGACCGAGCCTATCAGCAGTTTCTCGAGCCGGTCGGTCACGCCCGCCTTGTAGAACTCGTCCACGGCTGCGGAGTTGGCGTCCATGATCAATCCCCGCGCGGCCGGATTGGGCGTGTCGTTCAGGGTACCGATGTTCGTGTCGATCGTGTACTCCTCCTTGGCGTTCCGGTTGATCCAGGCGGTCAGTTCCACGTCCTCCGACTCGATGGCGGTGCCGTTCTTGTTCACCAGCTCCACCTTGGGATTCTTGTACATCAGCCAGCGGGCCCGTGAGTAGATGTCCTTCTCCTCCCGCTTGTAGTCGAACTGGTGCACGCCCTTCCCGATGGTCAGCTCCAGCCATCCGCTGCCCGAAGGCAGGGGGATGTACTCACCGTCGCCGCGCGATTCCCAGTTCTTGGGAAGTCCGTCACGGTAGTAGCCGATAATCTGCTTGTTGGCCTGCCAGCCTCCGAAGCCCGAGGCGCTCTTGCGGTCGCTGCGGTCGTAATAGCAGAGGTACATGCAGCCCCACTCGCCGTCGCCGGCCACCCATTTGGCGAGAGTCTGCTTGTAGCTGTCCGACTCCATCACGACGCTGTTCTCGTAGTGGGAAATCACCTTCCCGCTGGCATCCTTCAGACGGAGCATGCAGGGGATGTACCCGAAATTGCACCAGTTGCTCAGCCGGTCGTAGTTGCCATTCTCGTTCTGCTTGGCCGCACTCTCGAAGGGGTTGTACCGGACATCGAAGAGCACGCTCAGCAAGACCTTCAGGTTGAAGTTCGCCCGCTTGTAGCTCGAGTTGCCCAGGAATCCCAGGTTGCACGTGAAGATGGGCGACGAGGTGTAGGCACCGTCGTTGTGGACATTCGGGAAGCTGCCATAGGTCTTGTCATAATTGTTCTCCTTGTTGCCCTTGTATCCATACACGACGCCCGCCTCGTCGCTGCCACTGTATTCCGTGTCGATGCGGAAGAACTTGGCGTTCTCCTGCAGGGTCAGCGGGAGGCCGTCCTGCGTGCCGGCGACCATCCTGAACCCGTCCGCCGCGTTGTCCCAGTCGTTGTCCATCTTATAGAGGTTACCCGTCTGTCCGGTCAGCACGTCGTCATGGTCCAGCGAGCCGTCCACGATGGTCGTGTTGCCGTAAGGCGAGAATGTCAGTTTCACATTGTTGTACACCACGTCCGCGCCCAGCACGGCGTCATCGCCCTTCCAGTACACCTCTTCCGTATCCATGGAACTGTAGATGCCGTTCAGGTCGAAGATGTACAGGTTGCCGCCCTTCTGCACGATGCGCAGGGCGAAGGGTCGCAGGACGGCCTCCAGCACCTCGCGCTTGGTCATCGGCTCGCCGTCCTCGTCGTAGAAGTTGTCGTTGAGCAGATACAGCTTGTCCATCTCGAGCTCACCGTACGCGTTGCGCTTCATGCTGATGAACTCCTTCAGGGCAGTGTACCGGATGCCCGTCGACTCAAGGCAGTCGGTCAGCACCTCGCGCATCGTGCTCAGTCCCGTCTTTTCCCACTCCTTGCGCTCCAGGATGCCAAAGTCCGAGAAGATAAACTGCACCTCGTAATTTTCCTTGTAGGAGTAAGGCTCCTCGAAGAGTTCCGGATCGAGCATGCCGCTCCAATAGAGTGCTTGATTGCGGTAGACGTTGGCCCGGATGGTGCCCGGCTCGATGGTGTAGAGGTCGATGTACTTGCGGTCCGTCTCGCTGACGAGCGTCAGTGTCATCGACGAGCCCTGCACCGGCTCGAACTTGTCCACCTCGTTCCACTCGATCTCCACGGGTGTGTCGGCCGAGAAGAACAGCTCGCCGGCCACGGCCTTGCTGCTGTCCGTACTCTCGATCTCCACATCGTAGCGGACATTGTCCTCGCTGTAGAACGTACCTTTATATATTGCATACATTTCCATATTCCTCCTCCTTTATCGGGTTCTTGTATATATCCTTTCCTCCTGCTGAAGGAGGCCTACCAGTTCCCGCCTGCCCAGCCGGAACTTCACGGTCCCGCCGAGGGAGTAGGCCGGCTGGATGAGCTGCGTCAACTTGTTGAGCGGGGCCACGACCTCCGGATTGTTGGCGGCACCGGCATACTCGCCCATGATACCCAGCGTGGGACCGTAGAGCAAGCCGCCGTTGGCGAACTTGGGAATCGCAGCTGCGCCAATGATGGCCTGTTGCTGCGCGATGAAGCCGGAAGCTATCTCTGTGCCCGCAAAGGGAATTTCCGCATGTGCGGCAAACGTCTTGGCGGCGGCCAGTGCGGTCCAAGCAGCGGTCTCCACTCCGATGGCGGTGGTGTCTGCCGCACTGGCGGCCACAGTGGCCACGGCACCGGCTGCGGTGGTTGCCGCTTCGGCCTCCTCGGCGGCGGCTTCCTCCGTCTTTGTGGCGGCATGGCTCTTCGAGACATCCGTCAGTGTGCCGATGATGGCAACCACCGAGGAGAAGTCGCCGTAGAGCGAGAGCACGCCGTCGATGACAGCGGTCATCTTGTCCCAGGCGTTTCCGTTACCCTTGAGTGCGTCGGTCATGCTCTCGATGGATCCGCCGACACCCTTGATGGGACTCCAGATGTCCTCCACCCGGATCTGACTCCGCTTCAACTGTTTCTCGTAGCTCTTCCAGGCAGCCACCTGCTTCTGCACCTCCTTCCGCTGGTCGTCGCCCAGCGGGTTCTTGGTGTCGTCCAGCAACTTCTGAAGGCTGCGTATCTTTTCCTTAATGGCGTCGATACCGATAGCCTCCAGTTCGATGGTCAGTTTATGGCCTTTCAGTCCGTCCAGGTCATCCAGCTCGCTCTGCATCTTGGGGATGGCGGAGAGGCGTTGGAGGGCGTCACGCTTCTTCTCGAGGGCGAGGATGGTGCGCTGCGTGGCCTCTATCTCCACGTCGCTCTGCGTCTTCATGCTGTCGGTGTACCATGAGATGGCTTCCTCCAGGTCGCCCACGGTGTTCAGCTGGCTGATGTCCGCAGGTTTCGAAGCTTCATTCAATGCAGCCTCGCGTTCCTTCTTCCAGCGCTTGTACGCGTTGATGCGCTTCTGGATTTCCAGACTCTCCGCCTGGGTGGCGTGTTGCAGCTTCTGCTCGTAAAGACTGATGGCGTCAGAGGCCTGTTGCAGGTTGCTGAGGTCGGCCACGGGTACGGGGATGGTGGTATTCTCGTTCAGGACGCGCACCTTCTCCTTCCAGGCGTCGCGGGTCTTGACCGCTTCCTCGCGTTCGGCACCGCCCACTTGCTTAATACGCTGCTCCCAATAGGACAGCTCCGTCTCCGCCTGCTGGATGGAGTCGACGGCGTCTATGTCGAGGCCGATGTGAGAACCCTGTTCGAACGCCGTTTTAAGGTCGGTCACACGCTTTATCTGAGCGTCCAGCTGGCCGAGTTCCTCCTGCGAGGCTGCGTTGCGCTGGTTTTGCAGATAGGTCAGTTCCTTGTCGAAGTCATCGAGGGAACTGAACGAGGTGGGACGGCCAAGCTCTTCGTAGAGACGCTTCACGGCGTCCTGCGACTTCTGGGCCTCGTCCCGCTGCTTGATCAGGTTAGCGATGTGCTGCTTCTCGGCAGGGTCCGTCTTCTCGATCTGCGTCTGGTAATACTTGACGTTGTTGCCGAGCGCTTGGTAAGAGGTGGCATTGGCGATAAGGCTCTTTCCGTCGAACTCACTGCCCGAGGAAGTGGAGAGGTGGTATTGCTTTTCCAGGGCCTTCTTGCGGGCCTCCATCTTCTTCAGTTCCTCGTTCTCTTTATTTGCGTTCGATGTATCGGACGTTCCGGCCAGGCCTTTCACCTTGATGCGCTGGTTCTCGATGGCGGTGGAGAGGTCGGTATAGCTCATCGACTTCCAATCGCCTTTCTGGGTAGTCTCGTTCCCTACAGAGGATAACGCTTCGCGTGCCTGTCTCGCACTCTCCACGCAGTTTTGCAATTCGGTATTCCAACTTGCCGCCTGCTGGGTAAGTTCATCCTCCTTCTGTATGAGGTTGGCGTATTCTTCCGACCCAGTCTTTTCGGTGACGGTAGCGCCGCCTCCAATCGACCTCACCCGTGTTTGGGGAGGGGCGGTCTGGCCGCTGTCCTCGAGTACTTTTTTACGTTTCCTGACTTTATCCAACTCTACCTGAGTCTCACCGATTTTGCTGGCAAGTTCCTTGGCCTTCGCCTCGTAGGCAAGCTGCCGGCAATAGTCTTCGCTCTTGGACGTGAGCGTATCGTACCACTCCGAAGCGCTGCTGTGATACCCGAATTCCTCGCCGTATTGCTGGTTCAGCCGGGCGATAGCGTCGGTGGCATCCTTCTTGGACTTAATCAGGTCCTGCAGCTTTGCGCGTTCCAGTTCAATCTCGCTCTTGGCCTGCGCAGCCGCGTCCTTATAGGCGTTGGTCGAGCTTGCCAGTTGGTCGGCGTTATCGGTCGCCGCATCCGAGGAAGCGGAGAAGGAAGAGAGCGCACTTATCAACGCACTGATGCCTGCAATCAGAAGTGTGCCCGTCACGGCATACAATGCCGCAGTGGCCACTGTGAGTGCCGTTACGCTTACTGTGGTAGCTCCGGTCGTTGCGGTAAGGATGCGCATGGCTACAGCCTGCATCTTTCCGTGCAAGGTCGTTGCGTTGATCTGTTTGGCCAGCACTACTTCGGCCGAAGAGAGACCTTTTACGTATATGATTCCTTTTTGGATAGACGCACACATAGCTATTATGCCAACCGTAGCCTGACCGAGGATGGCCACATATTGCAGATAAGGCCGTGCCTTGCTGGCAATGGCTCCCACCTCCTTTGTCGCGGTGGTGATTTGATTGTTCAGAATCTGGGTGTAAGCACTTGCACTCCCTGCCATGCTGTCGTAGGCCGCAGAGATGGTTCCGGCACTTCCCGACATGGCCTCTACATTCTCGCCAAACTTATCGCTCAGTTCGCCCGTCAAGGACGTGAGCGCACGCAGCGATTCGGCGGATCCGAACAGTTTGCCATATATTTCCTGGTCCAACTGTCCGTGGGCGGATGCATAGCTCTTGATATCCTTATCCAGTTGCTGGAGGAAGTTGCGCATACCTCCCGCCGCTTTGATGGCAGCTGCGTCGAACTGGATGCCCATCTGCTGAGCCATGGTGGTGGCTTCGCTGCTCGGCTTTACGAGGGCTGTGAAGATGGCAGCCAACTGAGTGGATACTTCCGCAGTATTACCCGTTACGCCGGTCAGTGTGGCAAAGGACGCAAACAACTCGTCGATTGTCACGCCGAGCGTGGCGGCTGATCCTGTGACGCGAGGCAGTGCCTGCGCCAGTTGCTCGAAGGAAGTCACGCCGTTCTTGGCGGTCATCTGAATCTTATCCTGGATATCTCCGGCTGCGCTCCATTCAAGCCCGTAGTTCTTGATGATGGTGGAGGTCACTGTGACCGTTTCGCCCAGGTCGGCGATACCTCCCACCGAAGCACGGGCACTCTTCTCCAGGAACTCTATCCAGTTGTTCTCCGGCACTCCGTTGGAGATAACTTGATACAAGCCATTGGCTAATGCGTCTTTAGCTAACGGAATCTCCGAAGCAAGAGATTCTACTTGACCGGTCAGCTTCTTAAGCCCTGCCTGATCGAGACCTGCCATCGTATTTACGGCACGCATCGAGACGTCGAATCGTTCATAGCTGCCGGCAACAGAGTCTATGGCTTGATTTAGTCCACTTACAACTGAGGTTAAGGAGGTCACAACAACGGATAGTTCAGCCATCCTCGAAAGACCGCTGCTGAGTTTCTGAGCCTCGCCAGTGGCTTCCTTTACGGCTTTTTTAAAGTCGTCCATGTCCAGACGGAGCGTTTGTAATACTTTCTCTCCGTTGGATTCAAGTTCTATTTTGAATTTCACTGAATTATCCATTGCATTTTTAAATTAAATCACTAACTTTGCAAAAATGAGTTACGTTATGACTGAATTTTTAATACATCATCCAATCGCTTTGAAACTGATGCTCGTAGGTATAGTAGCCTTTTGGCTATTTGTATTACGAGGTATCGTCTACTATGTGGACCATAGTAGAGAGATTGATTACGAGGAAAGGAAACGAAGAGACGGGAAACGATAACGTAGGGCATTATTTGAACCCGTACTGCTTCAACGCTTCCCTGTACTTCACCATGATTTCCTCTGTGCTCATAGCCGGCTTGGCGTCCTGCCTTGTCGGCTCTTCTTTTTCCCACGGGAACACGGCGATGTCCTTTACACCGAGTGTCTTCTTGGAATAGGGCTGCACCACGCACACCGCCAGCCAGCGGTTGCGCTCCCATGCGCTGCGCTCCTTCCTCACCTCCTGTTGCTGGAAACATTTCCATACCTCCGAGAATTCGGATGGGGTGCATCGGCAAAAGTCATCCATACTCATCCCCATACACCCCATCGCGATACCCAACAGTGTTTCAATATCACTTTCTACTTCATCCTCATCATCTACTTTTTTTTTGAATCCTCTGTAACCGCTTCGCCGAAGGCCTGAAGGTCTGCCGGCGTGGTGTAGTCCGCAAAGGTGTCAAGGTCCATGTCGAAGTCCACGTCCTCCGCGCGGCTTGCACTCGCCGTACAGTGGTACATGAACTCGACCATCTTGGCCGTGTCATCGTTGGCCATTTTGCTTACGTCCTCTCCCGTGGAGCGTTTGTAGCGCAGCATGGCGCCGTTGGTGATGTAGCAAGGATATTTCTTGCCTTGAATGGTAATTGATCTTTTAGCCATAATCCGTCAGATTAAGAGTTCTGTTTCGTTCATTCAGTAGTCTCCGTCAGTCCGTTGCCTACTGCCGACACAGAGCCGGAGTTCTCCAGCTGGAGACTGTACTTGGCGTCATCGCCGGCCTGAGCGTCCAGCTCGAGCGAAGTGATGATGTATGAGCCACTGTAACCGCCGGAGGTCTTGCCTGTGCGCTTGTCGCCGTCGCGCAGCGAGTACGTGGCGGTAATCGGTTCGCCGGCCAACTGCAAGGCCTTCAACTGGTCATAAGTGGGTGTTTCGCTCGTACCGTCGGTGAGTACGACGCCGTCAGCAGAGATGGTTTCCGAGAATGACTTCACGTACTTCTCCTTCCACTTGCCGGTGGCAGCCTCCTTGGTGAGGCGTTCGCCCGTTTCGGTTGTGGTGCTTACCTTACAACCGGTGCTAAATCCCAACGCGT